GTCGCATAAATTACAATACCCAATAGCTTCAGCTGATTCTTCTACCGTGTAACTCTTTGGGAAGAAGATGTTCGTGGGTATATTGTTATCCTGACAAAAAAAGCCCGTTCCCTTACGCATAGCCCCATTATACCTCATCCTGATAACGACCGATAGTGATAATCGTCACTTGAATTTTATGGGTATTTGATCGAATGAAGTATACGTGCCTCTTACTCTCCTAGTCGGATTAACGGGATATCTTGGAGTTGTTCCATCTCGTATTTCTGCCGCTGTGGGGGATTTTGGCTGTACTAATTCGATCTTCCCATTGGAAATTTCAAGTCTAAATCCTGCTGGTTCCAATTGTTTGTTGTAAGAAACAAGTTGGTCACGCATAGTTTGCTTAAGCTCTGCTTCTTTAGTTCCCTGCATTCTATCAGTTACATGGTAAACTGGTAGGCCAGCAGCATATGCAACTTTTTCAAGAGGATCTTTTGGCCCTGTAGCACTACTATACTGACCAAATCCCTTGAACTTGTTTCTTAAGAAATCACCAACATTTTCTACAGGCTTACCTGTAAAGGTATCTTTCTTACTACTCAATTCAAATGGAAGTTGAATAGCGGGAGCAGCTTGTGAAGCCAATCCACCAATCAAACCACCCGGCCTAGTAAATGGATCAGTAAGTGTTCGTACAGGATTCAAGGCATCTGTAAATCCCCAAGGTTGAGAGTCATCGGTCAAGAGACTTAGGTTTTGATCCCTTTGCCATGACGGTTCCCTTGTGTTTTGCCATTCTTCACTCGGAGCCAATTTCTTCTGCATCTGACTCATCATGTTGAAGTACTTAGGATTCATCAACATGTTTTCGAGAAGAAGCGGAGAGGCTTTACGCATGTAGGTGTAGAATGGAATTCCATACTTGCGAAGTTTCTTTTCCCAAGGTGTCAAGGCATCGTAGTCAAACTTGAATCTATTGACTCTGGCTTGTGCAGCTTCCTCAGCTTTCGCCCATGACTTCTCTTTGGAATATCCCTTAGCACGGTTAAAGGCATATTCCTCATCCATTGCGTGCTTGTAGTGGACTAAACGTCCGAAATCCTCACGAGCCTGAGAAGCATTAGCTACTTTCTGATGGGCGTTCTTAATTCCTTCTGCCAGTCTACTAACTGATTCAGGAACTTCCAACAAGTTGCTAACCTCAGGTGGAATAGCAGCATTCTGAGCTATGTCTTTAATCTGTCCAGGAATTCCAAATGGATTTCGTGCAGCATCCTGTAGACGTGTGGTAGCCATATCCTCTGGATGAATTCTCTTACTCATCTCAGTATCATAGTACCCAGAGCTAGCATTCTTGTCGTAACTATCCTTCAATTTACTAAAGGGGAAAGTTTCTCCACCAATATTGATATTAGGATCGTCACGGGTAATCATATTCTTGAAAACTTCTGTATACTCCTTAGCTTTGACTCCATCCAACATTCCCATGAAGTAGTCACTAAGCATGTTTCGCATGTGGAATCCAGGCCAATACATTGTATTAGCAACCTTGTAGATTTGAGTCAGATTCTCTAGACCCTTAACAAAGTTCCTAGCTTCCTTGCTCTGATTAAAACCCATGAGTTCATGGTAGTCATCAATGACTTTAGCAATATCCTTGTGCAAGTAGACATTCTCTCCAGGCTTCAATTCTTTCTTAAGCCATTCAGGAATTCCATGAATATCGACTTTCTTCAAGTCATGCTTGAATACATCATGAGGTAGAATGCTGGATTTGATTCCATAGTGAGAAACCAAATCTTGAGTCAGACGTGTGGATGCGAGCTTATTAAGACTGCGAACTTTTCGTTGAACGAGAGCATCAGCAAAATCTTCTTCTACTCTTAGACCTAAATTCTTTGCATCTGCACCAGTCCATCCCTTAGATGATTTGGTAGCGTGCATTGATTCTTTTCTAGGCTCAATCCAACCTCTTGACAAGTTAGCATCAGGAAGTTTGGAACTACCACCCTTGATTCTATTGAATGTGTAGTTTGCAATATAAGGAGAGTCTGCCTCTGTTCTTACACCAGCGTCAACTTCAGCTTTGTGCATTTCCTTATATAGCTTAACCTGTTCTTGTTGAATTTCTCCAAGCTTTCCAGTTAGAACGATATCTTCTTCTGTAGCGCTCTTAATCAATTTACGTTCAGCAAGAGTAGTTCCTTGTGCAATCTCTGCAAGATTCTCTTTGAAGGCATTCAACTCCAACTTAGACCCAGATCGAATCTTATTGGATACATGGCTTGTAGCACCTGGAACCCAAGAACTCATAAGATAAGCTCGTTTAAAATTCTCAGGAACGGCTCTGCCTAGATTCATATCATGAATCATTCTAGCCAATCGAGGAAGGTAGATATCATGCTGACCCATGCTAATCTTAGGAACATTGAGAACTCTGTTTCTAAGATTAGCCTTAACATTGGTAGCGATATCTTGTACCATAGGCTCTAGCCGACCAGGGAATTCCTTATCAGCAAGCCTCACAATATCTTCTGGACTTAATGTTTGTCCAGCTTTAGCTGCTGTTGCTTGTACTTCTTCTGCTGCATCCAACCAATGAGAAAAAATAGGATCTTCTCGCATCTTAGCAAATTCAGTAGAAGTGTGTCTCTTACCACTTTCTACTTCCTCAATGAACTTGAGTTTCTGTGCTTGAATATCTTCAATTGCAGCAGTTCTAACATGTTCTCCAGCAGCTTCAGCTAATGTTCCATGAACATCTTTAGGGCCACCACCAGTAACTTTTCCAGACTTTTCCTCATAGATCATATTGTCTAGATCAGCCTGAGTTTGTCTAATTACACGATCCTTAAGACTTAGAGAAGTAGTACCGCCACCAATTCTCCTAGGCTGTTGACTGGTAACTGTTTTAGGTAGAGCTTGTTCTGTAACATTCTCAGCGATCCTAACTTTTGCAGGATCAAGCCAAACGGTTACACCATGCTTTTGACCTTTAGTAATTTCTCCACCTACATGAGCAAAGGCGTCATAACCACCAAAGTTGGAATCCTGCATAAGATCATTCAGATCATACATGATATCATCAGCTTCTGCTTGATGCATACGTCCATCAGAAAGCATTTCCTTAAAGGCTTTGTAAACGTCTTTGCCTTTAGACTGTGGATTAGCCAATGTATCCTGTAGTTTATTTATAGCTTCTTGAGTAGTATCAAACCACTCATTTTGAACTAGACCATCTGTAAATTGCTGTACTGCCCTATTAAGATCAGGTGCTGGCCTTTCTAGATTTAACATCTTAGGCGGAGCATCTCCAGCCCATTCAAGACGATAAACATTAGGATTTTTACCTGCACCTTTAGCAGTATACTTTCCTGCTACAGAACCAGTATCGGTAGAATAAACCCCAGGACCATACAGATTATCTGCGCTCTTTCCTGTGTATTGTTGGAACTCAGGAATAGGATCAGATGATCCATGATAGTATTTGCCAAACTCAGGCTTATTCAACTCAGGAGGTAGAACATCTGTAACTTTTCTAGTGCCTACAACCTTACTAGGAGTAGCTTCGATTTTTGTCTTATCTAAAACAGCTTTAAGATCAGGATGAGTTGCAGAGGACATACCTTCACCTACAGCTGCGCCAAATTCCTGTTTAATGGCATCCAAACCAAGAGCAGCTTTACCAGACTTTAGAAGCTCTGCGGTAGAATTAGCGGCTGTCTTAATGGTCTTTATCTTTGTGAAGGTCAATGGATTTTCTACGGTATCTATTCCGAAACCAAGAAGCCCATAATAATGTGGGCTAATAATATTGTCCTTAGCCCATTGAGGCATGAGAGCATTAAGCACATCATGACCTGAAGTCTTTGACTTACCTTCTAATCCAGATATAGCACCTTGTGTAGAACCACCAACACCTTGTCCTTGCGAACCTGATCTAACTAAAGATTCATTGACAGCATAACCATAGCGATTAGACACATCAAATGGACGACTTATTAGGTTTTTCATTGTCCATTGAGTTGCAGCACCTTGATTAAGCTGATGTGCGAAATCAAATGCAGAAGCACTATCACCTTCACCGGAACCAGAAGTTGGCTCATCATCAGACAAACCAATATAACCTGCTACATTTCCAGCAGTATGCTGAATTCCCTTTACAAGTCCTTTGAGGGAGAATCCAGCGCTACTTTCCTTTGGAATATCTGGACGATCAGCTTTTTGAAGGTCTTTAACATTAACCTTAGGTCCTGTAGGTACAACTTTTGAAGATGCTTTAGAAGTTGTAGTCCCAGTATCAGGTATAACTTCACCTGTTCTAGGATTCATCTTACCTTTATTAGTAGTCAATCCTAGAATTGTAGCAGCATCTGTAGGTGTAGTTACAGGAGTTACCTTAGCTTTAGGAGTTTTCGTAGTAGTTGTCTTTTTCTTTGCCATCATCAGAGCAGCTTTAATTAAAGCTCCCTGATCTTGCTTTTGAAATTGGGCATCAGTGTAAGTAGGTAAAGGTCTACCAACTTTTGACCCAACCAGTTCATTGAACTGTGAAGCAAAGATATTGCGACTATTCTCCGCAGCGGAAAGTGCCATTATGTCTTCTTTTTACCTGTATTTGTAACCTTCGTTGTTACTTTAGGTTGTGCCCAAACTCCACCCAAACCTTCAGCGCCTCTTAGAACTGTTTGATGAGTTGGAATTGTGCCCTTAGCTGCAACTGCTGCTGTATAGGCAGGATTAATTACTTTAGCTGGAGCTTTGGGAGCTTTACCAGGGAGATAGTAGAACGAATTACTGGAAGCTTGCTTGCCATTAACCATACTTGCAGCAACAGCAGCATTCACATTTCCTTGTGCCAGTTTAGTAACTGGGTTTCCAGAAGCAAGGTTAACTGCATTACGGAACGCAGCCGCACCTTGCTTATCGCCAGAGGCTAGCAATTGATTGTAATAAGCCAAATCTTGCCCACCATATTCAGCTGTTCCAGTTTCTGTTGCTGTAGTACTTACTGAACCTCCAGAACTTCCACCTTTACGTCTACCTCCACCGCCTCCACCAGAACCTTTCTTAGCATTAAGTGCATCTACAAAGGCTTGAAGTTTCAAGAGATTCAATTGAGCCACTCTTTCTTCTTCCAATTGATCCCATCCAGCAGATTGAGTAACCTTATCTTTTGCATATTGATTACCTCTAGCCAAAGCATCTTGTTGGGAAAGAAGTCCAGCTTTCAACAACCAAGCTTGATTATCAGCCAGGCTTTGATCTGAGTTTTCCTTATTCTTTCGCATAGCTAAATCTCTAGCTTGTGCAACAATTGCAGGATCAACTCCAAGTGCTGTAGCAGATTGATCTTGTGCTGTACGAGAACCCATATAGGCATCATACAACTGTTGATTAGCTGCATCCTGATTTACCTTGAATTTATCAGATACAGCTTGGAAGATTGCAGGACGTGCATCTGCATTCTCTTTGGTATAGGCAAGAAGTTGATCGTACAAACCAGGGATTGGGTTCTTACTCAAATCAGCTTTATCTGCAACATATCCAGCTAAAGGATCAACAGGAGCAACAGCGCCACCACCTGAACTTCCTCCGCCACTTAATCTTGCAGTTGCAGCAGCTTGAATAGGATTAGCCGCAGGATAAACACCTTGGCTTTGTGTAGCTTTTGTTGAACCAGGAATATTTAATCCAGCTTGTACCCCACGAGCATTAGCAAATGCACGTGAGCCTAGAATTGTAGGTACTACAGGAGCAGCTTTAGGCTTTGTAGCATTCCTAATGATATCTGCTTCATAAACCCGTTCTACAGGTCGTACACCGGGAGGCATTTACTTCCCCTTCCTCTTGATTACCTTCTTTTTCTTCTTCATCAATTTGAGCATGGCCGCACGTTGCGCATCAAATTTCTTTGGATGAGAGGCTAGATAACGAGCCTCAAACATATCTGAGGTTGTTTTAGATGAAGGCATTATGCCCTCTTCCTCTTATTCGCCATAGCAGCAATTTTCTGGTAATTGGCACTTGGATCAGTTGGAGTATGCAGATGAATGTGAATTGCACTTTGCAAACCTGCAAGTGGAGAAGCAGTATCTCCTGTAGATTTCATAGGTGTAATAGCAGAATCTTCTTGATAAGAATGTCCTACTTGAACACCATTAGGATTCTTCCAAGCGCCTCCACCTTTGGAGCCTGTATAATCCCAACCCTTTAGCTTACCAGATGAACCACGTTGATCGGCAGTAGTACCCATCAACTTCTTCTTTCTAATGGGAACCATTTTCTTTCCAGTTTCAGTCCAAGCTCTGTCTTGCACATTAGCTTGAACGATCTTTCTGTTTTGATTAGGATTCCCACCAGCATCTCTTATGCCTGGACCATATGGTTTCTTAGGCATTACTGTGGTCCTTGAACTTTCTTTTGGGCCAAGAATCCTGTTTGACCAGAAATTCCAGCCTTTGCAGCAGGCTTAGGAGCAGCTGCTCTTACAACAGGATTACTTGCAACAGGTGCTACAAAACCTTGGGAAGCTTGAGGGATTGTTCCTGAAAGATTAGGTGTTGTTTGAACACCAGTTTGAGGAGCAATCATTGCCATCAATTGAGCAGTCTGAGCATTCATTGCATCCAATTGCTGTTGGTGCTTAATTGCTGCATCAGCAGCAGCAGCTTGCTCTGCGGTCCACCTATTGGAAGCATCCAATTGAGCAGTTCCATAACCGGATTCAAGAGCAGTAATTCCTCGATCAACTCCCTGCATACCATTCTGAGCAAAATTACTCAAATCGGTATCATATTGATCCCATTGAGTACCAATATCTTGCTGTTGCTGCAAAGCGGCACCGCTATTAAGCAAACCACGATCTGCAAGACCTTGATTACCCATCAACAAAGCCTTTTGGCGATCTTGATGCGAACGAGTAAGATTGTCTGTAAGCTGACGCTGGAAGTTTCCCTTATCCATATCAGCGTTGTTGATTGCTTGCATCAATGCTTGATACGCAGCATTAACACCAGCATCACTAGCCAGTGCTCCAATTGGAGCATTTCTACCGGCTGCGATTTGTGGGGCGTCTGGAGCAATTGTAAGTCCAGGTGAAAGATATTCAGGCATTATTGATACAACCCTCCGTGATCGGTCATCAGTGTATTTGAGTATTTACTTTGTGGTTTTACAGGCCCAGGGTTCATAATTGCAGCCCTGCGCTTACGCTGCAATTTAGCAGCAGCCTGTAGTGGTGTCATGTTGTTTTGGTTTCTTCCCAAAGGATTGGGAGAGGCACCAGTACCGTTATACACATTGTTTCCTCTGGCATAACGATCTGTAGTTGATTTCTTACCAAGCATATCAGCCATTAGGCTCCTTCACTACCTCGTTGAACTGTTCGACTTCTTGAAGTCTTTCTTGCAACTTCTTGATGTGAAGTCTTTGCATGACAATCATGAGTTCTTTGGGAAATTCTGCATTCATAGCTTCTAGAATTTCCTCGTTGCTGACTTGAATTTGATCCATTTTGCTCCTAAGATATGATGTTGGATAGGTCTACAGGTGGGAGGTTAACTCTTGCCTTTTCTTCTTCATACCTCTTAACCTGTTCCTTGATCCAATCCATGATGACTTTTTTGGCAAGAGCAGGAGTAGGATCAGCTTTTGTAACTGCATCCACCATTTGATATGCACAAAGAGCTTCAATCACTCTGGGTAACTGTGCATCAGGGATTTGAAACGAAATGTTAGCCACTGTTTTCCAATCTTTCTAGTCGTTCGACAAGCACATCCATTTTACGATTCAGGGCGCCAACTCCACCTAAAGCAATTGAAGCTACCTGAGCTATATCGTAACTATTCGGCTGATGATCTAAATCATAACTTGTTACTTCAGGAACTACGTCATAAACATGCTCTGCAATCAGACCATATTTAGGCTTATCGTTCTTAACGATAATGCAAGGATCATCAACTGCATGTGTGCCCGTACAAAAATCTACAGCACAGTCATGGTTGTGATGTTCTAAATCTTCAGGCTTAATCTTTAAGGGGTCTTTACCTTTTGCCATCCACTTTTCATTTGTCGCTTTATATTTTTCTGAAGGACGCATGGTTTGCGGACTAACCTTATATCGAAATTTATGAACCTTAAGGCTAGAAGCGATTCGCAGCATTTCCTCATCGTCCTGTTCAACGATATCCTTCTTAGTCTTAATCGAAGAAGTTGCAACAGTAAATGATTTTGCATAAATTGGTACAAAATCAGTATTGGCTGAATTGATGAAGTCAATACGTTCACCAAATTGACCAAAGTTACGAATAAGTGGGGCTACGCCATAAGGAGAACTCCAAAATGTCATACCTTCTTGAGAGTTTGCACCGCCTTGATCCATAAGAACTAATTGTTGCATAGACCAAGTGTGATCTGTTCCTTGATCTCTCCTAATTCCCATTGCACCATAACCAGCGGCACCATTAACATAACATGGGCCAAAAGTATTAGAACCTAGTAATCCAGCAGAACCAGCAGTATAAATACCAGTGTACCCACCCATTGCGCCACCTGCACCGCCACCACTTAATCCACCATTTCCTCCGCAAACTCCACCAGTATAGAAATTAGGTTGCGCTCTTACCCAAGAAGCATCCTGCATCCAAATACCGTTGTTGCCATATGCCGACCAAAGTACCTGACCTGATCCAAGCATATTGCAATGACCGTTAATATTCACTACTTGCAGAACATTAGAGTCATTAGGAGTTTGCCCAAACAGATTTTTAGAACTTGTCCAGAAATAGTTAGGGGATGTTCCTCGATATCCAAAAACATCATTGCCCTGGATACTAGTATAAAATGAGAAACCAGTATCACCAATGAATCTAGGACCACTCATCCAAGGCATTCCACTAAGATTGGAGAAGTAGTAGATTCTATTGGTAAAGGTGGAATCTAGCTTAAGAGAAACACCAGATACGAAGTTAAGATCACCAGACATTGTGTCTCCAGTTTTCCTAACATACGTTCCAACACCAGCATTAAAAATTGCCTGCCTTAAGCTTTCACTTAATGGATGTTGGTGATCTACCTTTGCAAATTCTGGCAAGTACCCATCTGTAGAGAAGTCATCTGAGACAGGTTGAATGGGATTGAGAGCATTTTCCTCGGGCTTATTGAAGAAATCAGTCACATTCCCATTCCATCTCTACCACGGTTATCCTGGTTGTAGATCAAATCAACCCCAATGATTAGAAAGGGTGGATCATTTGGCAATCCACTTAAGCTAGTGTCAACTACTCCAGAAATTATCAGTGGGGTAGTTGGAGTTCCTTTAAATTGTGAGCCTAGAATGTCACTAATTGGCGCTTTAAAGACAGATTTACCCTTATCGCCAGCCGTAACTAGCTCATTGTTAAACCGCAAGTTTGAACCGGAGTTCAAGTCATTCAAGTAACCGTAAATATCTACGTACTTGTACTTCTTAAAAGATCTACTCTTAAGAAAAGGTGCAGGTGTTTCTAAAACAACAGGCTTCTTTGATCTAGTTCCACCAATATGGTCTGTACTATTGGCGCAATCACCTTTCCAATATCCGCTATCATAGAAATAGATGGATTGATCGGTAGCACTAGTCACTCCACAAAGCCAACTGCTAGCAATCTTGCCTCTATATGGCAAAAGACTACGACCAGCTTTGATCGTAGCCCAGTAAGAGTCTCCAAAGTCCAACTCTGCCCAAATGAGCATATTGAAGTAGAGAATCTTTTTGTTACTATTGGCATTTACACTTCGTGTGTAGCTTCCAGCGGGTGCATTGAAGCTATTTCTGACAAGAACAACTCCATCTTCCCAAGGATAAATGCTAAACCAACAGTAACTAGATTGGTTGTTGTGGAAGATTGAACGAATGTTGTTTGAAACAGGCTTGAAGGCTGATCCATCAAACATTGTCACACTCTGTTGATCTGTCAGAAAGATCATGTTCTTATTAAGACAAACTGAATCCCTGTCATAGATGGGGAAGTTTGTACTTACAGGCTGAATACTCCAGTTTACAGGAGCACCATTCACAGAAAGAACATAGATTCCCTTATCAGTGAACATATAGATCTTATCCCTGTAGACAAATGCATTGTATACAGTGACGTCAAAGTCCACAGATGGAATGTCAATGAAGTTTATGGTCTCATTCCATACCTCCGGATACAGTCCAATTGCTGGAAGATCAGTGTAGTAGATTCGGTTCTTCTTAATTCCGAAAACACGACTTCTAAAGGTGAGCATAATATCTACACCTTTAGTGATTGTATTCAGGTCAGTGCAAGTTAAAGCACCGCCAGCAGCGACGAAATTAGAGATTCGGAAGATTTTCCCAGCTGTAGTTCCATTGGATGCGTAATAGCGATCTTTGTACTGACAAAAAGCTTTGACACCATATCCAGCAGGGAGAGTTTGAACCACAGATGTTGGAGTAATAGCATTACAGTTTAGCCATTTACAATCTCTGGTAGTTCCGTCATCAAAGAACTGCATAATCGTTGGAGTATCCGCAGTTTCGATACCTACAGCTGTGAACACTTCCATGTTATTCTCAAAGAGAGTTCTAGGAATTGGTTGAGCAACACCAATAGCGATAGGCGTTTTCGTGGTTCGCTGAATTAGAACGAAATCTTCTCTAATCCTGTACTCTTTTTCTGCACTCATCAAAAGGTTAGTAAGCTGAGGACAAAGAGTATCAGTAGGTCTATCAGTTATGCCAAGCCCACCAAAGATAGGAAGCTCGAAAGTTTCTTCTCCAAATACTGGCATTAGAACCCTTAGTATGTATAGGCAGAGAATACTTCGCTCTCACCTGGATCATCACGAACTACATAATTATCCTCATTGGGATTAGTTGATTCCTGTAGTCTCTCACCTGAGAATGCTTCCAGAGTATCAGAACTAATCTGTTGAGCCTTGTAGTTCTCGTTACGCTCATGTGAACGCATGATACAGTAACGAACAATGTCCTCATGGTAAGAAAGAGGAACATCTAAGGGAGTTGCAATTGTGGCTACAGGTGTTGGAGAACACACGTAATCATGTTGCAACTGTGTTGTGTCATTTGCACCCTTATTAGGATACAAATTAAGTTGCTTGTTGAAGATATAATAGACCGTGGGAGTATCTACCGGCACGGTCGCATCATAACTTAAAGCATCAAGATCGTCAATCTCTACGAACTTGAGTACTGTTTTTCCGTAGAGTAGCCGCTTCGTCATAATCCAATCAACAGGGAGATTGAGTGGAAATGTCGAAGCGACTATTCCTGTTGTGCTTTTAGTAAGACAGTGAGTCTTTCGAGTAATTTGAAGCTGAGCTTCATCTACCCAATCAAAGATATCAGTCTGCGTGATAACAATTTCAGCCGGCGTATCACCAAACAATCTTTGAACTTTTCGCACCACAGTTGTGAGATTCATGAGAAACTCTTTTTCCCATCATTTAATGTAGGGATTGGGTTATTCTCGTGTAGCTTGATTTTATCATCGCTCTTGTTTTTAAATGAATAGCTAGAAGCCCTTGATGCGAGAACGTCAAGAGACAACTCATTGGCTTCATCAAGCTGTTCACGATATCTCTTTTCTTGACCGTCCTTGATTGCCTTTTCCCATTTTTCGAGTGTGTCAAGTTGGTTGTTCTTCTGCTGATCGGCAGCCCAAATTCTCTGCAATACACGATCATCCAACTCCCACGCTTCTAAGACCTTTTGATATGTACCATTTGGCATTCGCTGAATGACCATAAATGGTGCGGAAGTAATCTTGACTCTAGGATCGTCAGGATCAAGACAGATTACTTCAAGATTGTCGTCATATTGCTTAACAGCTTGGGCTACACGCAAAGCATCGTCTTGTACCCAAACTCCACCCATATCTAGATAATTCTTTCCATCATCTAGAACTACCATTGTTTCCTCCAAATGACAAAGTGCCAGGTAGTATCAGAAGTGGCAACACCGATACTACCTGGCACCAATTGTTAGGACTCAGTAAGGTTTGTGAACCTACCGTGAGCACCACGCTTGTGGGTAACAATCTGCCAATACTGCTTCATCAGTGCTTCGAATACGTCATAGTCATGAACGTACTTAAGAACCGATCCGTCAATATCTTCCCAGTACCAAGGCTTATCTCGGTAAATCATCACTTCATCTTCTTGCACTGCGTACAAAGACTTCGGTGGCTGATCGGGGTCTGCAATGAATGGCAAATCGCCTTCGTACATGAATGCAAGACCAACAAGACCGCCATCCCATTGCTTTGGCTCGTTGTAACGGCGCAAAGATGTGAGGAGGTTAAAGTAAGTCCTACGGACTCCAAGTGCAGAAAAAAGAACACTTGGCTTACCACCGCTCTTCTGCTTAATATCGTCCATCATTTTAATGACAACGAGTTCAGTCAGGGCAGTAGTGGCACCATCATCAATGGAACGCCAGTATTCATTACCAGCCGTACCAGAGTTAATGCCATGAAGCGTTCCTGCATCATCAACAAGTTGAGCCAACCCATAAGGCTCATTATCGGTGTTACCGTTTCTCACTACGATATCACCAGTACTTGCTGTTACAACAGCATCAACAACAAAAGCTGTTGGAGAAGTGATAGAGACAATTGTTCTACCAGTGTTGGGTCCAGTTGGAACACCTGTAGCACCGGCAGTAATGTCAATATATTCACCAACTTGAAGCAATTGTGTTGGAGCAGTAACAGTTGTTGAAGCTGCACTTGGAGCCGTAAGAACCGAAATGCCTCCAGTCTTTCCAGACGAAGCAAATGAAGCAGAGTTGCCCCATGCGATTCTGTTACAATCCTTCGTCAAATCCTTCTTCAAACCATTCATTTCACCATCAAGTGCATTGATGAAAGACTTGGGATTCGAATCTGCCAAAGCGATTGTTGGGCCTGTAATCTTGATTCGGCCATATCCATACTTCAAACGCTCTTGCGCTTGTGCGTATCCTTGCTGACCTGCCGGACCAAGTTGTGCGCTTTCTGCACGGTAACTAATACCAGAGTTACGCTGGGTGTGGAGTGGAAAGACAACGTACTTGCCACCAGGAGTAGAGAAAATTCCTTCTGAGGACTTTTCAATTCTCTTAATGGCAACCGCATTCTCATCCAACTGATCGGTAACGCCACCCTCATATACTTCTTTGAGGATGCCATTAACAGTGGCTAGGGTTGCTGGCATTTGATTGTTCCTTTACCTAGGATTGAGTATTAGCTTGAAGGATAGCAAGAGCATATGCCTTACGATCCGAATCGCTTAACCTAGAAGGATCAACCTGGTCCTGACGAACTGCTCCATTACCATTTAGAAGTCGTGGAGCTGGTTTACGTGCAGGACTGCCAAACCGTTCTTTGTAAGCATTGATTGCTTGATCTGGAGTTGCTCCCTTTTCTAACTGAAGCAAAAACCAGTCATCGTCAAAGTCACCGTGCCGAGTATGCATATCATGCATGAGTCTGTCAAGCTGAGCAATTTGCTGAGCTTCAATCTGAGACTGTTGAAAAGCCTGTTGCTGTTGATAGACAGTTCCGAGCATTGATTCATACTGCTCTTGTCTAGACATTAACTCACGATACATTGCATCGTTCTGGGGCTCTTGCTGTCCCTGTTGTGGTTCGTATTGCTCATCATTTTCAAAAAGACCGTCGGTTGACATTCCCACTTCCCTCATTGCTGCTGTTAGTTCACGGATGAATTGTGCAGGATCATTCTGCATCATGTTGGTATAATGCTGAGCATATCTAAGATCCTCAATATCGCCCATTTCAAGATAAGGGCGATATGTTGAGTGAATCTCTTGGAATTTCCTTGTTACGTTCCCATCCCAATCCTTGACATACTTTGCAACGATTGGTCGATCATCTTCTGGAATTGAACTCAAAACTCCACGAGTGAAATCTGAGTAATCAGAATAATCTACTTGTTCATGCTGGGACTGGTTGCTGGGACTGTCCGTTGGCTGGAACGGAGGAATTATCAGGTCCGGCATTTCCGGGTTGTTGAAGTCCGACATTTTGTGCTTGCACCACTTTCTGCTTAGTTAATGTAAGATGCTGTTCAAAGACTGACTTAATATATGGAGACAGTCCTTCATATTGCTGAGATTTCATAAACAATTCATGCTCATAAATATGTACAGCATCGTTGTCGTATGAATTTGGAGGGAAAACTTGTGGGGGAGGCGGTCCTTGTGGTTGCATTCCCATCATAGGATTTTGACCCATTGCCATTGGATCTACAGGTGGGGGAGTTCCCATTCCATTCGTTGGCGGTGTTTGCATTCCAGACATATCTAGTGGAGGCATTCCTCCACCATTTAGTCCCGCACCGTTAGGATTAGAATAAGGATCAATCCCAGGATTAGTTGCCCCTGGTAATTGTGCACCCATTTCCATACCTGGCATTCCAAATTGCAAGGCTGTGGGGTCTTGCACAGTAGCCATTGCGTGATTTTCTCGTTGGGCTTGCTTTGAATCAGCCTGTAGTTCTTCGTACAATCTGGAAGTTTCATTCATTTGCAAGTAACGGAGACCTTTTTCAGGAGGAATCAGTCCATTCTTCATTAGGTCTGTGATAAATGCTTGCGTGGCCGCTTTGGATTTGGGAGCCATACTTCCAGGCTCAACCATAATATCCATGTTGTTAGTGAGATTAGATTGCTTAAACAAAGTAGCTTCAAATGAATTGTTCTTAGAGACAATGTTTACGATGTATTCTTCATCCCAGAACTGATTAATGAGAGCTAAAGTTTGCTTACCAACCTCGGTGGTAGCTTCCTCGATGGATGCCACGGTGTTATATATCTTGGAATCATTTTGTTCAGTAAGATACGCGATAGCCGACGCAGCCTCAATTCCTGTAGGAACAGTGCCTCGAGAAATTTCATTTCTACCTGCAATCTCATCCATATCGTCGATGATTCGTTGTGGTTCCTCTAGTGCATATTGAGGTAGGGGCTCAATTTGAATTGGACTAGGAGGATTGAAGCCAGGATTAACAGCAATATAAAGCCCCACTTCACTAGTAACTTTAGTAACATCAATTGAGCCCTTCGTATATGCCATTTGAGGCTTAGCCATACGGTTCTTAGCTTCAATGATTTGCGATCTAGTTTTATTATACTCTTTTTGTAGAGGGATAATATCTTCGATCGTAGAGATTCCATAACAGCGCCCCGATGCGGTATGATCCATTTTTGCAAATGGATAGTTTCCATGATCGTATGGCATTTCATCATCACCCTGAGTTTCCACTCCGGTATCTTCATCAACTTCAGTTCCTTGTGGGCTATACCTGTAGAGAATTTTATCATCTCCAAGAACAAGCATTGCACCAGCTGGGTATTTCTTACATGGCTTTACCCAGATTTCTTTGACAAGACAAGCTTTTGCACCTGCTGCTTGATTTTGAACACCAATTGCACTCAAGAATCTAGCCTCAAGATTGGTATTCACGATATCCATATCGGTTTTAATCTTGATATCGTAGGCTTCCTCAATATCTTCAGGACTAACGCCACGAACATGCATGACAAAACGTTGATTTTGGATATCTTCTTCTTCTAGATTGGGAAGATACATATTAAATGCAGGAATCCTCTCATATGTGAGAGGAGTATTTGGCCCTTTACAAGTTGTTTTGATGTACCCTGTACCACAAAGAAGCATCCAGAAGGTGGCCTGCCGCCTAATTCTATTGTAATAACCAGAACTTAGACAATATTCAGCGAGACTTTCTGCCACTCTAGCTGCTGAAACATCCATAGGGTCTGTTGTATTGGGCTTAGCATAGAACTGTGGTTCTTGCTTAATCAGTTTTGTGAGTTCATCTCTCACAATAGGCTTAACCCTATTAGCAGTAAGACGAACACGGTTTCTAGGAGTAGGAGGATTATATAGTCGTCCACCCGAACCACCAATACTTTGTTGCCAAACAACCCATTGCTTACTGAAATAGAACGCAAGGTTCATATACCATTGCTGTTCGTAAGACTTGCGAAGATTCTCACAGGTCTTGAACTTCTTTTCCCAGTAATCAACTTCTTCTTTGACAGTATCAAACGGCTTCTTCGGCACTTTCCGCCTCCTCAATTAAGTCCCTGTCGAACTCATCCAAATCAAAGATAGTTTCACCTTCATCATGGAAACCATCATTACGTTCCATTGAGAAAGTATCTCCATCTTTAAACTCTGTTGGTTCAAGCGAATTCGACATCTGGGATAACAAGAGGTTCTGATTCGTCAGATTCACGATTATCACGCTCTGGTTCTGAACTGTTGCTGACAATTGCTGAGTCACTCCCAGTTGTGCCAGATACAGTTCTTGAAAGTTCCATTCTTGCATATTCGTTCACTTTCACTAGGTTATCCATGAAAACTTCGAGAGAATTACCAGTCATCTCAAACCACATTTCGCTCATGGTATTGAGTTTCTGTTTCAATACAGTAAGCTCATCCATTCTAGCCATGTATTCAGCTACTATCTCACGGTGAGCCTCCACGCTAAGAAAGTCAGGAGTAACACGAACAATATCAGACATACAACTGTTACAGATGTAGACAATGCCTTCCCATTCTACTTCAGATCCAATGTCTACAAACCAATCTCTGATCTGTGCGTGTGCCCCACATTTAATACAAACATGAGGAGTTGAGGGCGGGTCATATGTTAAAGCTACTGGTCTCATTACCAATCCGATCCTAGGATATCGTCCCAAATTGGTGGATCATCCCACTGTTTGTACGATAGTTTCATCAGTTCTCTATCTCTGTATTCTTCGCCAATAGCTTCTGGAGCATTTAAGACGTTTCCTACAGGCTGGTCTTTATTCGTGAACATTTCTGGACGACTCATCATTCCATATCGAATGGCATCCATTGAGTGATCGTCTTTTTTGGTAGGAATTTCCTGTACGTTATTCCTATCTGCTGTCTTACTAGAAGTGTACTTGGCCCAACGGTATTGTGGAATCTCTTTAATGAGGTTCTCACAGTTTGTAGTGAACTTTAGTTCATTACGTGCGATCATCCCATTTACTCGAAGAATTCCTGCCTTTACGTCATTGTTACCGAGGACCAAGTACAGACCGTTTTCTCCGTATTCTTCATGAATACTTTTGCCTTCGATTGGTTGGATATTCCTAACCGAAGGATCAACTACCGTGTAGTCAATAATTTCATGCAAACCCAGACGTCGAATAAGACCCAGGATAGCGCGAGCATTATCTTTAACGAGAGTTTTAGTGGATGTGTATTCTTCGTATACAATTACCTGTCCATGTTCGTTGTAGCAAGCCAAATGGAATGCTGTGAGATTTGTGTATCCGTGGTCTAACATACCAAAATGACCCCAATTGTACTTATAGGCATCCCACATTGGAGTCCCAATGATAGGGTCTATGAAGTTCTCTTGAGTAAGTGATTTAGTGTAGATTCCTCCGGAAAGATTATAATAAGTTCCGTGGGTACGGGCGGACTTTTCTTCGTCTGACATTCCTTCAAGGAGTTCCTCCAAGACCGAAGCCGTGATATAAGGATTAGACAGAGTGTCAAGATGGAAAATTGCAATATTCTCGTTTTCAGGTTTTAACCCTTCCAGATACAATCGGTTGTAGGTCCAGGACATATCAAGCAAAGGCGTCATTGTCATAATCCATTCGCCATCTACGTCTGCGAGTCGGATTAGATTTTCGTTGAAGATTGCTTGCGGCGGTTCTTCATCGAACCAAACGTGATCCCTAGAAGTACCAGCGTGTTTTTGAACTTCTTGCTCGTAAGTCAGAAATTCAATTGTCGATCCATTTTCCAGAGTTAAGTTACGAGCAGCTGCATCATAACTTGCCTCCCAACTACCATTCCGCAATTGTGATGGGGGAATCCACTTAGCTAGTTCTGGAATGATAATTTTCTTAATTCCTTCTTCAAACGAGGAACCAATTGCCCTACAGGCTATAGGTGTTTTTTTCTTTTGATTCCACGGATGAGTCCCTGTCATTTTCCATACAGTTTCAGTGGCTCCCGCAACAGTTTTACCTGCACGGTTACCACCCAAGGCAACTTTCCCTTTCGCTCGGGATTTGTGAAAAGGAAGTTGTTGTTCTTGTGGAGTGTAGCCAGCTATTGTGGGATGAGTAATAATTCTTCTTAACGACGAACGAAAAACGTCCGCAGTTGTTGCGAGGGACGGTGCAACGAATTTCTTACTCACGGGGTAGCTGAGTTATTTCTTTACTGCATCTTTGTGGGTATCGGCCTCTTTCTGAGCTTTGGTTTTATCTTCTTCTGTTACTTTCTTGGGGGCAGGCTCTTCTTCGGGTTCTTGCGGACTGATCGTCTTGTCCTTTGCAATTCGATCAATCTCCTTGATGCGTTCTTTGTGCTCATCCTCAGTGATTTTCTTTTCCTCTAGCAACTGATCTGTTGCTCGCTTATCACTTTCAGGAGTTGAGGCACGATATGGAACTGCTTCGGGCAGTTCAATATCTTCTACCTTTTGCTTCTCATCTTCATCGAGAGGATGAGCGAAATCTGTTGTTTCCTGTTCAATGATCGTAGAACCTTCTGGACCATTAATAACTGAAACTTTGGTGGTTGGGTCATGGATGAAATCACTCACTTGTTTCTGCCTTTCCTATTCCGAAATTCGGGAGTAACAAACTGTCTGGTTTGGATGATGTGAGTCTAGTCTTTGACCAGACTGCTTGGTATGTGGAAACACTGATTGCAAATCCAACGAATGCAGTAATGAGAGTTTGCCAACTAAAAGCTGCTGCCTCTCCTTTTACTGCATTTGCTGTCAGAAATGCGAGGACGCTGTTGAGAAAAAGTGTGATAAGTCCTTTCCACTGTCCTTTAAGGTTTATCTTTGTGATGAAGCCAGTTAACAACGGAATTAGACCTGTTATCAAAAGATAAACGGGGTTACTTACAGTTATCATCTACGGACGATGTAAATGATTCCGCAGAGAATTACCACTACAGCTGCAATGATAATTACGACGTTAGTTGTGCCACTATCTGTTGATGCAAGTAGTGAACTAAAATCTATCACTTGGACCTCCTGGGATTACTTGTGCTGGATCATTGATATCCAAGCCAGCTTGCACACAAAGTCCATGCATCGCTGCCATGTTATCAAAAAAGATTCGTGGAGTTGATGGATCTTCTGCAACAATGCTTTCCATCAATTCTCCACTCATATGAAGAACAGGAAAACCTCCTCCAACTACGAATGCATTGATGTAGCCCTTCTGACGAAGGAACCTTTGCTTCAACATTTCATCATCTCCTACAGGTGTGGGTTCATGACCAATAACTGCATCACGAATCTTTGGGATGTATTCATACAAATGGTCACCTGGACAAGCCGTAGCATTTGGGTGCTTTGGGTTGTCTCGGTGACCAAGAATTTCTAGCTGACGTGGAACTGCTAAATCCCCATGATCTATCAGGAATTTAATACAGGAAACAATTGCTTCTACAGCTGCGGCTGTCGGAATATCTCCCTGGTAGTTACCCATCAGGCAAATTGAACGAGAAACTTCGTTTTCTCCTAAAGTAGCCGCACTCTTACGATTAAGTCCCCTGGACTCGTACACAATTCCAGATGGACCAATGACCCAGTTGTAATCAATGTCAGTGTAATGCTTAACATCAATAGCGTTGTGCTGTAGAATATGCATCTGTTGGATTTCTTCAGCTACACTCACCGGGTAATGCCCTGCTGTGTGATGTATGTAAACCTTAGGCAACGTTCCGTTGAGAACTGGAATTTGTGTAGGTTTTGCTCCCCATGCTGTCCTCGATGTTAGGTTCAATTTAACTCCAGGAGTTTGGCATCAAATTCTGATGCAATGGTATCTACAAGTTTCGGATCAACGTGACGGATAAGAACTTCCATAAACAAACTAATTAGTTTGTTCAAATTTTGGTTGAGTTCACGGTTTGGGTCATGTATGCCAGTGAATTCGTGGAAGTACTTAATCGCCTGCAAATCTCCAGAATCCACCAAACGACCAAGGCTGGTTTTCGCTACAGGGCGTACATTATTGAAAGCTTCTTCTGCACGCATCTCGTAGTAATGTTTGTTGGCGGTTCCTTTAAGAAGCACATTAAACTTGTGAGTCGTGAGTCCTACAGCCTTGAGCTTAATGGCTTTAGATCTTTTATCACTTACATCTACAAGTGAGTTGACGGCGATTACGAAAGATGGGTCTAGCTCATCTTTCTTCGCAACGCGACGGTAGGGGTCATATGTGGGAAGTTCTCTCTTTTCTAAAGCCTTGTTGATTGCTGGGAGCATCACCTTTAAAATAGAGAAGTCAGTTCCGTAAAGTTCGTTTAGCTGCATTCCTGTAGGATATTCTCCAGTGAGCCAATATCGAGCTTCTACTTGTGTAACGACTTGTTGGAGCAATGACTTATCGTACGATATCTCTACCACTTCATCTGTAGATGTGGGTTGTGAGAAATCTAACTCCATGTTGGGAACGTATCACGTGCTCAAATGTTTGTCAAAATTTCTAAAAATAAAGGTTTTACTTGCTCGTTTTTTATTTAAAAATTTGTCTGCGTAATCGCCAAAAGAGGCAGTCGCATATATGGAGGACCAACCGATGTTAGGCTGGCTTAACATTGGAGGGTAGGTACCCCTACCTTACTATGTTCGAATTTCAAACACACTATGTTAGGTTGGGTTTACTGAATACGGTAAGCGGTACGACTGTACCAATAAAGGGAGCTTAACAATTGCGACCGCAACCTTTGCGATCACAACGGTACACTTGTACCGTGAATTACTATGCAGTCGAGTGCATAACAATTCTTTGTTACCGCACAAAGAATCTTTGCCCGTAATGAGGAAACAAAGGTTGGCGCCAGTATCATTGTATTCGTAAGTGAGTTGCCCGGAGAGTCCGGGCCGTAGATGTCAGAAACGGAAGGGTAGGTGAAACATCATGGCAAAGAAAGAATTTCCCGCCGATCGTGAAATGGTCGTCAAGGGTGCCGGTCCGGTCGTTCGATCGAATCAGGTAATCTTGGTCAAGGCTTACGCCGATCAAGACCTTGAGATCATTTCGGCTCAGCGTTCTTTCTATGAATCTCTCGCAAAGGTTCTTGCCGAATATCGTGCGGCTGATAATAAGCAGTACGATATGTTGACGTCCGGATATTCGGATGCAACATGGGCAAAGGGTCTTGAGCGATTGGTCAAGAAAGATCCGGATAAGCCACGTGGTCGTAAGGCTGCACCAAAGGCTGATCCCGCCGAAGATTGCTGAGATCGAAATGATCTCAAAGGGATAGGGTGGACTCTCCACCCTATCCGATATACTCTCTATTGAAAGTGAGGTGAAACGAAATGGAAACTTGCGAGTGTTGCGGTCGTTCGAGCAATACAGTCCACGTAGCGTGGTACTTGTACGATGACAACGCTGAGATTGAATTGTGCAGAAAGTGTGTGCAATCTCTCCGGGCGGAAGGTGAGACAGTAGAGCGGATGAAAGTAAGTTGAGTTGTTTCACGTGAAACAATTGAGCGAATAGCCCCTAGCCGAAAGGTTAGGGGTTATTCGTGTTTGCGCCCTTCGTGCCTCCGGCGTCGCACTTCTGATTATAATACTGCAAAGCTTGCGTACGCAACTATTGCGAGCACAACTATTGCGCGCACAACAATTGTGACCACAATAATTGTACTGACAATAATTGCGAGCACAAATGAGAATGATTCTCATTTCTTTACCGGTACAAAACCGTAACCGGATTGTAACAAACTATACCGGTACAGTTTCTTCAATTTTTGATAGGGTCAAAGCTGCGCAAGCAATTCAGCGCCAGCTTCTCCCGCTGCAACTCGGAGCAGGTTCCTTGAAAATTGAAGATTAATTAGGCCAGGACTAGCCTTGCTATTCCCTTTTTCACCACTACACGAAAAAGGAAAAAACAAAATGGCAACTAATCCAACCCCAAAAGAATTGGTCGTAAAGGGCGCAGGCCCTGTAATTACGTCCAATCAAGTCCTAATGGTTCAGGCATTTGCGAACCAGGACATTGAAACAATCAAAGCTCAAATGGTTTTCTTCGAGAACTTGAGCAAGGTTGTTTCTTCCTACAGGCAAGCAGCTTGCAAGCAATACGATATGGCTACAAGCGGCTATGTCAATGCTGATTGGCTCAATGGAGTTGAAAGGCTTGTAAAGAAAGACCCTGATAAGCCTCGGGGACGTAAAGCTACTGTCAAGCCAGACCCAGCAGATAATTGCTGAGTAAATAAATTCACTGGGAATACTTGGCTAGTCTTGACCTAATTAATTTTCAAATAGAAAGGAGACATAATGGACGATTACGAGCCACCGCAATGGGTGAAAGACAATCAAATGAGAATTGAAATTCTCAAGATTGAAGCTTTCGCAAATGGAAGTCTTTATTACTTCCCTGACAATGACCCTGATAGTTGGGGTTATTGCGTTCAATGCGAACGTAATTCCATCTCGTGTGAATGCTACGATTCATACGATGAAGATTAATTCCCAAAAACCCGAATAACCTACTAGCTCACAGCTAGTAGGTTATTTGGCGTTCTCCGCTTTATTTCTGCCAGCAGGTCGCGTTTATGATTATAATACTGCAAGC